CGGAGACTGAGTAGATACTCCTGTATGGTAACCGGTTGCTGGATCATGCTGCACAGCAAACATAGTCGGCCCTACTGAAGCGGCCTGTTCAGCATGCTCGGCATTATCAGCGAGATCTTCGAGTAGATCCTTCACATACGGACCCGGGTATACAACTCCATCAACAGGAGTGTCATCCCATACGTGAGGCTCATTTCCGGCCGGAATTATTACGGTGTCGTGTTTGACGTTCTGAGGGGTATATTCCGTGGACATTACTTCTCCGGAGTCACTCATCGTTAAGAATGACAAAGACCTCTGATCCGCCCGGCTGCACGAAAATAAAACCAACAAAGAGATTACCAGCAAACCGGCACCGAAGCACAATCTGTCGCATCTCTTCCAACAAGGCACCGTCGAAACTCGCATTCCAGACCTCAGTTGGCTCATTCCAAGTCTTCAGGGGCTGATTCCAAGATTCGACTTCAAAGCCTTCAACTCGAACCCAGAAACGATTCCACATCTCGATTTCGTCGGGTTTCGTCTCGGGTGTCCAATCCTTCTCACAAATAACCTCGGCTGTATAACCAAGAAGAGCGAAAGTGTCTACTATGCTCTTACTAGTACCTAAAAACTTGTAAAACTCCAGAGCTTGCCAGATACGGTTCCTGTACGATTGGTCTGTATCAAGGCTGTATCTAGGAAGCTTACGGAGTTCTCCAGAGAACTTAAGTGCATCAACCGGCTGATTCACGATCAGCCAACTCTGCCAAGTGATCCGTGATAAGTACGCAACCCGCTCCAATTCTTCGCCAATAGCAGCTACAACCGCCCAAACTTGTGATCCAGGCAAATTGACAAGCCATCGAGGAAGTTCGGCAAAAAATCTGTCGCGAGTCGGAAACAAGACTACTCCGCAGAATCAAAGAAAACCAAAGAATTGACGAGAACAGTAAGTCCCCATTGAGATCCAGTATACACGGTATTTGGAAGTAAGTCAACTATCTTCTCAATTGCAGGTGATGAAAATATACCCACCACAGCGTTCTCTTCAGCATCGAGACCGAAATTCTTACGCCAAATATCTGAAGCCGGGATCTCGTCACCATAACTCAGCGATGCTTGCCACAAAGCTATGGCATCAGATACCGCTTCTTCTGCCTCAGCTTTACGACCAGGGTATACAGTAACCGTTCCGCTAATCTCCAGCTCCTCCGGAGTAGCGGCCAACACTGTCACAGAAACAGCTTGAAAAACTTGCAGGGCTTCAATTGCCGCAGCTAGTGCAGCAACCTGGTCCACATTTGCTGCCTCCGCTGTTTGCCCAGCATAGACAATCATCTCACCTGCCGCAGTACTGTCAACGCGTGTCCTTACCTTCGTCAACAAAGGATCCGTATTGATGGCTAGGTTCTGAACGAACTCCTGCGCACCTGCCCCGATTCCTCCAAGGGTAAGCTGACAACGTGCGTGAAGAGCCGGTATCGTTTCTTTATCTACTCCAGAGGAGTAGATCACAACCGGAGTAATCGTAACCCCAACAATCGGAGTCACGATGTTCACCAGTTGTTCCGGTGTAACATTGCCTTCTATTCCGGCGACTACAGCTTGAAACAGGAGATCCTCTGAAGTACCACTATCAACTACGACTGCGGTCTGAAGAAAATACTCCTGCCCCCAAGAGGTGCTTATACGGAAGTCCGTTGTGAGGTCCGCTGCTGGTTGACCCTCTTCCACAGCCACAGTAACTGAAAACACCGCCGCTTCAGCAGGCAACCTCGTCAAGCCAAACTGGGAGTATGCCCACCGTTCTGCAAGTGTCTCCACAGAAGTAGTTGTGAAAGCTGCTCCTCCTGCGAAGAAGCGGATCATGTCGTATATCAGTACGAATACAACACTGACCGCGTAAACAATCACGGCCATTATCCCGCGATCTTTCCACGTGTCAGGTTGTGCCCCTTTCACAGCCGCCGCAGCCCGCAACCGGGCGTCAACAGTTTCCTGTGTCTCGATAACAAGAAGGTCAGAATAGTTCATTGTTCAGCTCCAGAGCTACGGAGCCTTCCGCTCCGGAGTACAGTACAAACGAAATAATGATCGTGGTTCCTTCCTGAACAAAGGTGTGGCTTTCTATGTCATCCATTTCCGCCACAATTCGTTCGAGCGTGTTCTTAAGTACAGGGTTTACCATCGACCCAAGCAAATCGGTTATGTCTACACACGGAAGTTTTGATCCACCTATTAACGAAGCGTAGTAACCTCGCATCACCCGCTGTGCCACATCTTCAAGCTCTGTCGTTAATGCTGGCCAGTTGAAAGCAACATCTGGCCCCGTCCAAGCGGGCGAACAATACACTTCGACAAAAGCAAAGTCCGAATCTACCTTCTCTGGAGAAGTAAAACTCGCAGAAAAACCTCCTGGCCAGACAGCCGACTCCACCCACAACTCTCCTGCTCCTCCTGAAGCGTCCCACTGCCAGACACCTTCACGATATCGAAATAGGTTGTACCTCGCTGCTTCAGTAGGAGTAGCTACAGCCACAACACAACCGGCAAATACCAAATCTGTACTCATAGACACAACGACAGATGCCGGATGTTCAGTCGTGGCAAAGAGATTGACATCTTCGATTGCGGCGGTCATCCGATATTTACCTTTCCACTCCCCGAAGTGATCCTACTATCTACTGTAACAGGAGGCCAGGTGTACCCGAGTGCATTGGCTGCCGCCATTGCAGCTTGAAAAGCACTCGAACCCGGAGTCGTCAAGCAAGCTGCCTGCACCGCTGCCGCCCACAATACGAATCCTGGGTCTGTAACAACTGACATTTGTACGTCATCCCCTACACGAGCAGCAGCGGCCCCTCCTGGAAGAATAGTCACAGATACTGAGGTGCCTGAATAAAAGCCTACGATGACAGGCAACTCGCCCGGTGCAGCAGCGTCTTCAGTATCTCCAGAGACACGAGGCCACTCCAACAGTACATCAGCACCCTTCTGAAAAGTAAGTGTACAGCCTGGCCATGGCTGCATAACCTTGACCTTCGGTATCTGTCCCCCCCAGGCGTCTACAACACAAGTACCATCAACAGACACAGTCCTTACAATACCACGGCGAGGCTGAAGAAAACGAATTCCAAGCCTGTCGCGACAAAGACGTACAATTTCCACTATAAGAGCTTCTGCGATCACATCTGCACCACGCAATGCGCACTATTTTCTGCACTGGCAGTGTATTCCACTGCCTTTACAGTAACCGAAGGCCAAATGAAGGTCTCAGGCTCCAACATTAACTGCTGAATTCCTGCTTGAGGGTGCGAAGACAGGTAGTAACTTTCGCCAGTATCGTCTTCAGGCCACACTTCGCCTACGACTACTTCTCCAGAGGCCAAACAGTGCCACTTGACACCTAGTTGACCCAATATCTGAGGCAGTGTCTGGCCAGGAAAACGAAACCAATCCTTTATCTTTGTACTCAGCACTGACTGCACAGACAGTGTTTCACCGCAATCAGATACCGCATCCCGAATCATAGTTGCAACTGCTCCGGAGGAGTAACTCCTGGCCTGTGCAATACTTTGCAGCCCTTTTCCTGGCCGGATATCAACGTGATACGTCCGACTCTGTCGTTCAGATGCTACCACCTTCCCGCTAAAGAGGATATCTCGAAAAGTCACCTGCACCTGTGTAAGGTTGGCTACCTCTTCCGGCAACTCGAGACAAATCCTCCAAGCCCCTTGCGCGGGAAGCTGTACTGTGGTTCGAAACGCTGTAAGCGGTTCGTGAAGACCAGTATATGAAAGCGTAGCCACTACTGCTGTACTCCGTAATCGTAGTCCGAATAGGGTGTCTCAGGTATAGCCGAGGACATATTCGGAGGCGCTTGAACCAAAGGTTTTGCTGGCGTCTGGTATACCGCTGCGGGCTCCTTCGACCTCAGTAAATGAGCGTTCCACTTCCGTTCAAGTTCGGCGTTCGGATTGATAGCCCTCTTCGTATCCTGTGGAACGTCTCGAACCAAGCCTTTATCCTTATCCGATGCCGAAGGTGGCTTCGGAACGAACCGTCGCGGGAATGCCTCAAGCAGCGTGAAACTGTAAACGTAACTAAGTCCTACCTCCGGAGCAACCGGCGGTGCCCAGTCGTTGATGAGCATCATACGATATTTGTGTTCATTCAGAATAGGGTTTGTGACTTGGACTGCACCCCCTCGTAGACTCAATAGCGGACGGGGGGCGTACTTCTCATACAGCCGCAGCAGTTCTTCGTACTGCGGTTCATTCCAGATTTGAAACGCTGCTTTGAAAGCCGGAACCTTGAAACCGCTGAAGTATACGAACGTTGCGAACATCCGCTCTTCTTGCTCAAGACGGTATTTGAAGGACCGAACTCCTCCGGAGAGTGTAAGCAACCCAGGACAAAGATCGTCTTGGGTCGTACCAAGGTACAACATTTGTGCAGGGCCTGGATTCGCGATGTGTCGTGGGGGCTCTGAGCCCCAAAGAATTTTTGCACTCATGCCGGAAGTCCTCTCAGTTCGCCCACAATACCGGCTACCACCCGTTGAGAAAGCGCTTCACCGTCTTCCCCCGGTTGCTGATATATGTTGATATCTCCGAACACAGCGCCTCCTCCGGAGAAATTTCGCGATCCAAGATTCGGGTCTACCGATCGCTGTTGTCTTTCAGTTTCTTTCTTTTCGTGATATTCCTTTAGGGCGTCATCTAAGCTTTGATATCCACCGCCTATTGCACCAGCCGCTGGATTCCAAATGTAGTTATCCCAGGCGTTGAAAACTTCATCGACCGCTGCACCTGTCCAAGTGAGCGGATTCAGCTTACCACCAAAATTCATTCTTGCCCGCTCTTCTACGGCAGAGGAGCGATCTTTCAAAGGAGCTGCCAGAAAATCCAGAACCTTTATGGTTGTAGCACCCAAGTCCGTCAACGCGACGGCAAGTTCGATCAGTGCATTCGTAGTTTCCCGTACCTTCTCCGGAGAATCGAAGAACTTCATCATTCCGCCGAAGATTGACTGAAATTTCGGACGACTGTCCTCCATTGCCAACATAAAACCTTTGAACGCACTGCCGACCCAGTTCACAGACTCCGCTCCAAACTTCCCAAACTCTTCCCAATTGAAGGCGCTTATGCCTCCAACAATATCGTTCAAAAAATCAAAACCTCGAAAGTTCTTAACGAACCCTGTGCTGAATCCCAACAGCGAAGTGACAGCCTTGTCTATTCCAACAGCAATACGTTCTTGTGAAGACGTACTCCCAAGAGTCGGTACAAAACTTCGCAGCATCTCCATAACTTTGTCAGCCGACCCCCCCTTTCGTTGAGCAATCACATCTGCGATCTCAATTGGGAAAGACGCAAGCTGACTCATCAAACCTTGAATCGTGTTGTTAGTCGCCCAAACGGAATATTCTCCGGTCTTTTCCCGTCGCAATCGCTGATTGGAGACCGCCGCAAAGGCGTTTATCACCATGTTCGGGCCAACTTCTCCGGAGGAGATCTTCTCCATCACTTCCGAAACATTCTTCAACTTCCCTACACGAGGATTCAGTTTCTGAAACTCAGCTGAGTTCCACTGCTCAAAAATATTCTGCCGAATCATTGCCAAGGGCAACCCGAGATTAGCCGCCTGACGCCCTTCTTCTGCTTGAAAACGCCCCTTAGAAATGACGTCTCCAACAAGTTTCTCTGTGAGATGCATCGCACGTGTAGCATCTTTCGGATTCAGACCGAAGGCAACGTCAGAGCTAAACTGGGTAAGAAAGTCAGCTTCAGAAAGACTTTTACCCATACTCATGAACTTAGGTGTCATGAGCAAGGTATCTCTGGTAGTAAGCGGCGTCTGTCTGGCTACCTCTCTCCGGAGATAGTCTCCTAATCCGACAGCGAGATCCTTATTCCCGCCAGCCAAAGCATCAATAATGCCGTTAGCCTGCTGATTAAACCCAACGGCTTCTTCATACCACTTCGCGACGTATATTGTCGCAGCACCAGCAGCGACACCCAACCCAGCCAGCATCTTCGCTACGGCAGCAAATCCAGTTAAGCCAGCTTCGGCTACAAGTCCAGCAGCTCCCAAAGCTGTACCTATTGGACCAAGACTTGCTAGCGCGGTAAGAACACCGTAGCGGGGGCCAAAAGCGAAACCGCCAAAAGCTCCCGGTCTTCCTCCGAATCCCCCTCCTCCACCACCTCCACCGGAACCACGAAGCATCTGTCGCTGCGTCGCACGCTCTTGAGCTTGAGCCATCCGTTGAGTATGTAACGCAGCACCGTTCGTCAACCGCTGTGCATACAGCTGCCGACGGTAGTTAAGCATTTGATTTTGGTTGACAAGTACCTGATCAGTCATCAGACGCTTATGCTGAAGAGTATCCGCAAAAAGCTGCTGCCTATATCTTGTCAACTGTGCCTGATTCAGAGCTGCTTGATTCTGTCTAACCAAGGTCTGAGCATTCATTCTCCGGATAGCAGATATTCGATCGTTGTTTGATTGTCTCCGGAGAAATTGAGACTGTTGCCTCCATTCATTTTGACGATCGTGAGCAAAAGCCTTCTGAAGTATCTCCTCCTCACGTATCGCAATACGTGCAGCAGACCACTGGGCATCTCGCTGTGTAGCCTGTAACCTAAAAGCCTGAAGCTTCTTAGTAGCAGCTCTATTCGACAAGTCGAACTCCTGCCGCGCAGCTTTCCACTGCGCAGCAGCGGTCTCAGACTGTTGACGTATCGTTTGGAGTGTTTGCCGGTGTGTTGCCTGTGCCAACTGTTCGACACGGGCAAGTTCGGCAGCCCTAAGTTCCTTCGCAGTCATTTCTTCTTAGGTCCTCTCAAAAGCTGTCGAAGATCGTACATTTGAAGAAACTCCAGTGTCGCCCCGGTTACTGCCAAAGCAGATACCGGTGTTTGTCGCGAGGCCAGGAGAGCCTGCGCAGCAAAGGTAAGTTCGATACTATCCAGTTGCTCTGACTTAAAGATGTCTAAGGCGAACTGAACGCCGTCGATTATCGGAATCGACGTTTGACTACTCCGGAGAAGTTCCCGCGTCCAGTCCCTAAGTCGTCCTATTCGGTCGAGTTCACGTTCTTGGGCAACAGCAATACCAAAGGGCTGCCACCTCCACTGAAGATGTACAGTGCTTGGGCCAGTTGGTTCTGAAAGTAGACAAACTCATCCAGAAGGTCGTCTACTGTAACTCCAGGGTGACAGTAGACGCAGGCCATCCTACAAGCAACACGATCCAAGGATACCGGCTTCTCTCCTTTAGCCAGCTTGTCGTTCTTCTCTTTGATCTTGTCAATCATGTCCCAGTCTGGGGCACGAAGACGTCGAACGACTACAAACGGACAATCTTCCGCCTCCTCCTGAGTAAGAGCCTCAGGATCTATGAACACCTGTTTCAAGGCGCAGCCAGGATTAGCCTCCCGAATTACCGCAAACACTTTCGGATCGAGTTGCATGAGACACTCCTTTTTCGCTCCTCTGGAGGAGCACTTACGGTACTAATTACGCAAACTGAAGGCTGATCGACGCCTCAATTTGCACGTCCAGACTGAACGTCCAACCTTCCGGGTCATACTGCCGAAGACCGTTGAGACGGTACTCAAGGAAACCGAAGGATACATTCTCCGCAAGGGGCTCCCCACCCTCTGTTGCATTCTCTTCCTTGTGAGACTCATTGTTCACCCCACGGTACTCCTCGATATAGTCAATTCCGTTCTCCTGGGTGAGAATCTCGATATCGTAGGTATTCCCCAGCGGGGAGCCTTTGAAGAAGTTGATGTAGCAGTCCATCCAAGAGCTATGCCCTAAGGTATACGAGCCGGAACCTGGACCATCCTGCTGTCCCGCAGACCACGCCTTCGGCGTCTGATACTGCCCCTGCATGTGCTTGCGGTTGTTCTTGAGTTCTCGGCCATCGCAACTCTTAAACAGCCGATATACCTTCGTTAAGCCGTCGCCACGAATGAACTTGATTCGCTTCGAAACAAAAGACGCTGCCTTAGTTGTGTAGACAGGATCATCGAACTTCTGCATGGAAGTATCCTCCGGAGAACCGCCGATCGGCGTATTACTGCCCGATAGAGAATGAACCGTTGAGCGTGACACTACCGACCGGCAGAGCCACAGTGAAATCCCAACCAACAACCATCTGAACCGTCGAATCGTTCGTGGTCGAATCGGCGACTGTGACAACAATACCGAGAAGCACATTGCCATCGATGAGACTCATCGCCGACTTGTAGAACTCCCCGCTCCAGAATCTCTGAGCGTCTGTCGTAAGACCTCCCGTCGCAAGCGCAGCCGCAAACTTTCCATAGACGTGTACAGCATATCTCCGGAGCCGCTCCTCAATCAAGTCGGCGATCCGACGCACGTAGATATACTTCATCTTGTTATCTGGGGGTGTGGACATCAGTCCCCCAGCAAGATAGTGCCCAACGTAACCCGGGTGCTGCCTAGTGACGAGCCACTGCCTTGGGTAGAGCGATCCGCCGATTTCCTCCGTTGAGTAGCTCGTCAGTACGTCTTCAATCGGACCCAGGTCGGTATCCATCAACTCCTGCTTGTAGTCCGACGCGACGAACCGGTACATTTCATTTTCGAGCTTCAGCCGTCGAGGTTTCAAGCCGTGTACCAGGTCCTGCGTTCGAAACTCACCGTGACTTTTGAGAACGCGAAGACCGCCGGCGTACTCCAACCCGACAGCCGATGTTTCATACTGAGCGTCTGTCTCCGGAGCACCTGCAGTACCGAAACCGTCTTCACCTGTTACGTCCTGTCGTCGAAACGACAGGAAACACGAATACAAATTCAACTTCGCAGGTCCGTCTTGAGCTGCATCCTCAGCAGCCTCAAGAGCCTCCGCCAAATCATCCGTATTCCATCCTTGATGCACCACAACCATTCCAAAACGCTCAACCATCTGCGTCGAAAGAGCGTCAAGCGCGGCTGACATTCCGGCCACAGACATAGCCGGTGCAACGGTACGACATCTCCAATACGTACCAACCGGAAAATCACCGGCGTCGTCACTGAATGTCAACGTGACACCCGAGAGTGCATTGACAATCGTAGCACCAGATACCGCTACCTCATCCAACCAGGTTGAGCCGTTGTCAAGAGAGAGCCTTCCACGAGCGTCTCCGCCGATGACACCCCCAACCGTAAACTTCCAGAGCAACTCGAAATCGTCAAGGGCCGCTCCGGAGAACACAACGGTTCCGATATCTTCCGGAGTGGCACTTTCGGAGGCCGTACTGGACGCTG